GATCTTGAGGAATAAAAAACCCCGGCGCAAGGCCGGGGTGATCACTTGATCGAAGAGATACGAGATGGAAAACGGTAGCGTTGCACTACCGAGCCGGATCGTATCACAGGACTCTCCAGAAGCGTGCGCCCAACTTGCCGCTCTCTATGCGTTCGGCTGCGCGGAGCACCATACTTCGTTTACGTGCGGCTACGTTCATCTGCCTGATAAGCAGTGTTATGTTTACCGCCGGAATGAAGACAGACGCACCAATTACTAAAGACTCCCAGACTACAGCAATTGGTACGCCATCAGGGTTTATCTCATGCTCCCGTCGCTTCGAAGAGGGCATCGGTAGGCTCCGTCTCATCCGACATGAACGTCGAGCAGTCCAATACAAGCACGTCAATCGGCGGCAGGTTCATGCGGGTGCCCTTACCTAGCCGTACCTTCCTCATGCGTGCCTGAGCCACACCCTTCTTCAGTCCGTCCACCACGTCGGCGTAGTGCAGTTGCTGATGCATGCACCACTCCTTGAACGGCTTGGGCAGCAGGTACAGCCGCTTGATGTCGTACTCATACCGCGCTACAAGTTGCAGGCGCGGTGCGCTGTCGGGGACGATGTACTCATCTGCCGCCGCTTTACCACGGGAGTCGTCGGTGCTCTTGATGCGCAGGACGTTGTTGTAGTTTTCAGCCAAGTACTGCGTCAACAGGTCTTCAGGGTCGCCGGATGCGGCGGTGAGGTTTTCCTTGTTGATGAGGATCTGCCCCACGATCCACTTGAAAATTTCCTTGAGGTCGTAGTTGATCAAGCCGAGCCGCTTGGCAATCGTAAGCCCCGCCAGTGCAGACGCCGCCTGCGCTGACCAGAATCGGTGAGGCTGCGAGAGATCCGCCGCCGCATCCACCCGCTGTTGCATGACCTTGAACAGGTTCCGGCACTCGTCCAAGTTCTTGATAACGAACTGCATGTAGGGGATGCAGGCGTGACCGTAGTGCTCTTCCAGTTGGTAGTTGAACTCGTCGGTCTCGCTCTTGCTATCAAACTTGTACGCCTGTACGGGAGTCTCGATGACGCGAACGCTCTCGGCTTTGGGCATCGCCTTGTACATCAGCACCCGTGACAGCAGGCTTGAGTTGCCTGTGCTCGTGACGTTGAGTTTCCACCCCTCGCCCCGGAACCGCTCGACGTTGCCCACAGCACCCATCCGGTTGCGCTGCTTCTTGCCTGTTAACTGATACAGGAAGTCGCTCGCTTCTTTCGGCTGGATGTTGGTCAACTCGTCGATGGACAGGAAGATGTTTTTGAACACCTCTGCACGGTTCATCTTGGTGGCGTAGGTGTCCCGCTCCTGGCACATCAACTCGCCTGGGTCACCCCAGACGCTGTTGGCTACCCGCATGGCAGTCGTCTTGCCGAGCCCGGTGTCCTTACTGAACATGTGAAACAAAGCCGCGCCGTCTGCACTGAAGGCCACCAAGGGTGAGCCAAAGGACAGGCCGAGCACGTACTGGTGCATCTCCATGCCGGGTCGGTTGTAGAACTCGGCCACCCGCTTCCACCCCTCTAACGTACCTCGTGGGTGCATCATGGGGATCATCCTCAGCGTAGCGTTGGATGGTGGGTTGTGCTCTACGTGACTGCCATAGATCTCTTTGTCCCCCACCACGAAGGCGGTCAGGTCTTTGTCGATCCAACCAAACTGACGCCGCGCCATACTGGCCCCGGCTTCACTTTGAAGTTTGTTTACCCAAGCGGTTGTGTATGCCATCAGTTCATCCATCTTGACCACGGCTACGCCGTGCATTGCCATGTGCTTGCGGTACTCGTCTTTGGAGAGCATCGACGCCAACGGCACGGTGAACTCGCGCACTCCGTCCCGGGGAAGATGCAACCGGACAACTACTGCTTCTCCAATCTCAGGGTCACTGAGCCTGCGAACAAGATACAGATCGTTGTGGTAGATCGGTATCTCAATCGGATCACCCTGCTTGTCTTTGGTGCGCTTGAACACGCCGCCGTTGACCCCCCTGAAAAAAGGACGGGGGTAACCAGGGATCACATAGGTCTGCTTGCCAGATGAAGGTGCGTTCTCGGGAACGTCCTCCACAATGCTCTGTTCTTCTGTCGCCTCCTGAACCTCTCGGCCCAGTACGATGGGGCTCTTGATCTTGTTTTTGTTGGGGCACTTCGCGCAGACCCCAGGGTTCAACTTGTCGAATGTTTCGCAGGTGTACGGCCCTTTGATCTGATCCAGTTTGCGTGCCGTCTCGTCGGGGTCGTAGCCTGGGTGCTTCGCTGATATGTTGTGGGCGGCACGTTCGGAGTCCACGCAAAACTTTGCAATGGACAAGCCACCGCGCCACATCGGCTCGCTCATCGTCGCTTGATCTTCGATGATGTGCCGAATCTGATCACAGCCGCGCCCTGCGGCTGTCTTCATGATGATGGTGCGGAAGACGTTGCGATAGTTACCAAGGATGGCTGAGGTTAGGTCGTCGTCAGCCGAGGACGTTTGGGTTTTGGGCGGTGGGACTACGCGCAGGATCGGTGCATCGCGCTCAAGGATCTTCTTGAACTCTGCAAACTCGGTGGCGGGTGACAGACCGCCAATCAGGTTTACAGGTCTAGGTGGGATGTCCTTGAAGTTGCGCGTGCCCGGTACGCGAAGTACCCGTGCTACGTCTGCTGTGACAACGGGGTCAGCAATCAGGTTGTGTTTGACGCACAACGCCTTGAGTCGTTCGGCAACAGGGAGCCACTCCTCTACAGGAACAACTTCTGTCATGGGCCAGTAGACGTGCAGTCCACGGCCTGAGTTGACGATGACTGGGCGAGGTAGCCCTACCGTCTGAGCGAAACGCCGCAACGCAGCAATACCATCGGTCTGTCCCCCCGGGTAACCTTCTGCTGCACTCTTGTGAGGGCCGCAGTCGATGTCGAGGAAAAAAGACTTCAGGTGCTTGGCGTTTTCGGCCTTGCGTGACTTGTCAGTCGCAAAGGTCGCCAGACCAAAGTAGGCATCAAACCCTTCTTCTTGAAGATTCGTCGCCGCCGCTGCCGCTGCGTCGATAGTGGGATACAACTTCTGAACAACCCGCTTCTTCTCGGCGTTGGCACCAAAGATGCAGATGTAGCCGTCGCTCCCCAATACAGTATTGAGGAAGTCTTGGGTTTGCATGTCCGCAGTGGTTGAGGTTTGAGGAAAAGGAGGGGTGCGTCTCCGCACCCCGAACCCACTTTACTCGTCGTCCCAACCGGCGACCAATGCATCCAAACTATTGCCCTTCGGAGGTTGATCGGCTTTCTTAACAACCTTCTTCGGGGCGGGTTCGTCTTCCTCGGCTTCGACTGCCACCGGAGCAGCAGCCTTGACAGCCTTGGGCGCAGGAGCAGCACGCTCGGCCCTGGGCGGGGCGACCTTCATCTTGATGGCATCCTCGGCCTCGACCGAATCGCGCATCTCGCGCACCACACCAAACTCATCCTCAGAGATCTGACGCAGGGGCTTGAAGACAAGTTTCGGTGTGGGCACCGACGTGTCAAAGCGCATCTCAGTGATGACTCCGGCAATCGGTACACCGTGTGCCTTCAGATGACGGGCATAGGCTTGCAGGGGCAACTTACCCTTATCACCATCGCCGAACACAGACGTGGCCGGGAGGATCACCTGATAGACCTCGCGCTTGTCCACCTCACCCTCAAGCATCACTGCGATGCGCCGAGAGTAGCGGCACGCACGGCTGTCGCCCTGGCCCGAACCCTTGACGTTCTGGGGGCAGTCCATGCAACGCGATGCTTGGCGCTGATCTTCCGGCACCTCGGGTGCGGGAGCCACCTCGTCGGTAGACCAACACGTGGGCTGCGCTGCTTGCCCCTCCACGTACGTACCTGCAAAGTAAGTACGGTGGTTCTTGGGCGACGCCTTGATGATGATCACGTTCATGGCGCGATCCTCACTAACGCGGTACTCCTTGGCACCGATCATCTCGCGGAACACACCGCCCTTGATGCTGATTCGGCGTTGTCCAAGTTCGCCACCGGACAGGCTGTCGGTCGTCTCGTCTTGCAGTTCCTTCAGGTAAGCAGGCACGCCACCTTTGAACAGGGTCAGTTCGCTCATCTCGTATCTCCTTAGAAGTCTTCGTCAACAGAAACAGGTTGGGGGTTGGTCATCTTCTGATCTTGCGTTTTGGTGTAATTCCGCAGAGCGGCTTCCACCTCCGGCAGTTTGAATCGGAACGTGTTCCCAACCTTCAGATAGGACTCGGCAGGCAGGATGCCCTTACGAATCCAAACACGCACCGTCGATACAGACACCAAGAAGTGTTCGGCCAACTTCTGTATGTCTACGTACTTGTCTTCCATCTCTACGTTCTCCTGACCGTGATGGTGTATTCGCTGTCCACGTTCAACCCCGGTGGCAGCAAATCGGGGTGCTGCTCAAGGAACGCTTGCGTGTTGCCCTGATGCAGACGTTTTTCCAACAACTCGGGAACCTTGTGCTCCAAAATGAAGCGGCTCATGGATTCCCAGTCGCTCGTCCAGAAACGCTTTTTGACAGAGCGGTAGAACATACCGCTGCCGTCGGCCAGTCGGACGCTATCCACGTTCTGGGTCTTGCAGTACTCAAGGAGTCCCTGCTTGACCGACTTCATGGCATCTTCCAACTTCTGGAGTTCGGCCTCGTGCGCTTTGACCAACGTCTCTCTGGCCGCACGCATCTTCAGGTAGACCTTCACCAATTTCTCAGGGGGAACAGTGCCCCCGTCCTTATCAGACTCTTCCATCTCGATCTCCGTTTTAGTTAGTAACGCTTCAATGTAGTGACTTTTCGTCACTCAGTCAAGTAACCCCTTGTAGAGGTCAACTATTTGTGTGTGAATATCTTCTTTAGCGTCAAGCATTTTGTAAACGTGGCGTTCCGCGTTAGATCCTATAAGACGTACAACCGTAGTTGGGTGTCTCTGGCCTGCGCGGTGAACACGGGCGTTGGCTTGGGCATAGGTCTCCAGGCTGCTCGTCGGCCCCCACCACACCACCGTGTCGGCTGCGGTCAGGGTCACGCCGTGGCTTGCCGCTTGCGGCTGAATCACTAGGATGCGGGGTTCGGGCGTCTCTTGGAACCGCTTGAAGATGTCCGCACGCTTGGCCGCAGACACGTCGCCGTTGATGATCTCGGCGCTGTAGCCGTCCTTGGTCAACTTGGCCGTGATGATCTCGATGGAGTTGCGGAAGGGTACGAAGATGAGCACCTTCTTGGCTGACTCCTCGATAACTTCTTTCAGCACGGCGTAGCGGTTGCGGATGTCGAACTCGATGGTCTCGCCTGAGTCTGAGTAGACCGCACCACAAGATAATTGCAGGAGTTTGTTCAGGTTGACCGCCGCGTTGACCGACGTGATGGCCTCGCCTGCGGCCTCGACGATCATCTTGTTTTTGAGGGTGACGTAGTACTTCTGCTGTTGCTTGGTCAACTCCACCACGCGATCCACGTAGGTCATCTCGGGCAGATCCATGCACTCGTCTTTGGTGTAGCGGATGGCCGGTTGCAGTGCATCGAACACCGTCTGCGTTGCCGAGGGCTTGGGTACCCACCGGAACTGCCCGACCTTGAACATCACCATCTCGCGGAACGACGACGCAAACTTCGGCACGCCCATCGGGTTGACCAGTCGGGCCAGACCGTAGGCATCAATCGGTGACTGTGCAGCAGGTGTGCCCGTCATCATCCACAGCCACGTCGTGGGCTGCATCAACTTGTACAGCGTCTTCCACCGCACCGTCTGCACGTTCTTGTAGGCGGTCGCCTCGTCCACCACGATGAGGTCGAACCCACCCTTGGCGATCTCGTCGGCCACGATCTCCACGCCGTCGTAGTTGATGATGACGTACTCAGCCGCGCTGTTGATTGCATCGCGGCGCTTCTCTGCGCTGCCGTAGGCCACGGCCACCGTGCGGTGCATCGCAAACTTAAACAAGTCCGCACGCCATGCACTGTCCATGATGGACAGCGGGCAGATCACCAACACGCGCCGGATTCGGCCTTGCTTCATCAGGTAATCGGATGCCCAGATCACAGAGCCCGTCTTGCCCGTGCCCTGCTCGTTGAGGCAGAACGCGCGCTTGTTCAGCGTCAGGAATGATGCGGTGTCCTTCTGGTGCGCAAACGGCTTGTGCATCCCGGGCCAGTCGTACTCCTTGAGGATCGGCGAGGGGACGTTCTTGATCTTGAGGTTCTTGAGGACGTGAGCCTCATCGAGCCCCCACTTGACCAACACCCGGTGGTCGTCCACCAGGGTGCTTTTTGGTATCACTGCGGTGACTTTCTTGGGGTCACGCAACTTCAGGAGCAGTGCTTTGTTAGAAACGATTTCCATCTTGCTCTGTGTTTGGAGACGGCAGAACAGGCAGAGTGGGGTCTCCACTCTGCCGCCTGCCATGCCTTCTGACTTTTGCTTGGTATCTTCCGTCCGAAGTCACACGGCGGAGAAAGCAGGAGGATCTACGAACCTCCACTTAAATTCCGTGCCTTCGATGGTGTAGTTTCGTTTAGCCGCCCACCCACACCTTACAGCGGTTACCCCGACCAGGGATCTCTCAAATGTACTGCTTCGGCCCCCGAAGATCAACCTCGGGTCTTCACTTACGCTCGCCCTTGCGGTGCAAGTTGCGGCTGCGGTTCTTGCTCGGTGCCTCCAAGCGATAGCCGTCCGCGTTGGTGCCGCCCTTGGCGAGCGCCTTGGTGTGCGACACGTCTTTACCCTTGCGCTCCACACCCTTCTTGTCCAGTGCACG